TTTCCACGGGGATGTTGCTAATAGGTTAGGTGCGCTGGAAACCTTAAAGACGAAGGTTCTGGCTGTAGCTGGAGTCGTTGGGCTGGCCTGCTCAATGGCTTGGGATGTCCTCAAAAACCGCTTCGCCAACTAGGAAACTAAACAATGCCAAATTTCACAGCAGGGACTTCATTCACAGACGGCGTTACCAATGATGTAACGGCGGCTAAACTCAACGCCCTGGTAGCCGATGCTGTGCCTACATCCAGCCTTTCCCTCAATAGCACCACTGGAACGATTGCTACGTTTAATAGTACTACTGGCACGATTGCTACGCTTAACAGCACTACTGGAACGATTGCCAATTTCACGGCCAGCACTGCCAACATTACGCTTGGAACGATTCCTACGCTGACTACTGGCACTACAACTGGCACAGCAGGCGTGTTTACATCTGGTACAATTACCACTGGCCTTATCCCAACCCTTACCGCTGGTACTACAACTAGCACAGCAGGCATCTTTACGTCTGGCACAATTACCACTCTCAACAGCACTACCCCCACATTCCTCGGAGCCATCACAGCTTCCACCAACACAATCAATGTCGGCAGTGGGCAGATTTATAAGGATGCAAGTGGCAATTTTGGGATTGGGACTGCTTCTCCAACCGCAAATCTTCATGTTGTAAAAACAACATCTCAAACAGATATTGATTCGGCAACGCAAGCTATTTCAATTACAAACACAGCATCAGACACAAGCGGTAATCTTACAGGAATTAGGCTCAAGCAAGACAATGTGACAAATGTGGCTCAAGGCTATATTGGATTATCAAGCACAGGAAATAGCGCAACAAGAGCTAACCTAATTATAGCAACTCCAAATACATCTGGAAACTCCACAGAACGCCTCCGCATTGATGCGAGTGGGAATGTTGGGATTGGGGCGAGTCCTGCCGACACAAATAATTTTGGCAGGTCTTTGGATATTAGAAGCAGTACTGGTGCAGCAGCATATTTTAGAGATTCCGATGATGCCAGTAAATACTCCGTTACTGGTTTTTTTGGTGCAGACAGTAACGCTTATCTTGGCTCATGGGGAGCTAGTACTGGGGCAGTAATTTATACATCTGGCACAGAACGCCTCCGCATTGATTCAAGTGGCAATTTTGGGATTGGGACTGCATCGCCAAGCTATAAATTGGAAGTTACTAGCAATACAAATGATGCCCTTATTAGCGCAAGCGGAGCTGCCGACAATATAGGTTTGCGAGTTTCAAATACTCAAACAGGTGGCAAAGCATACAGAATACTTGCTCCCGCAACTGGCTCTGGTTATGCAGTTGGTGGTCTTGTTTTTGAGGATCAAGCCGCTGGGGCAAGGATGAGCATTGATTCGAGTGGCGGTGTAACTATTGCTGGTCTTGCTGGTTCTGGATCAAGGGCAGTAAATGCAAGTGCGGCTGGCTTGCTTTCGGCGGCATCTGATGCCTCCCTAAAGGAAGAGGTTGTTGGGGCGCACATTGCTGGTCTTGATGAGATACTTCAAATTCATCCAAAGATGTACAGATGGAAAGATGATATTGCTAATCGTGGTGAAAATGCGTCGGTTGAGCTTGGGTTTATTGCAAATGATGTTGCGCCAATAATTCCGTCGGCAGCCCCTCTTGGCAATGATGGTCTTTATGGATTTTATGATAGATCAATTACAGCAGCATTGGTTAAGGCAGTTCAAGAATTAAAACTTGAAAATGATTCTCTTAAGGCTCGGATTACTGCGCTAGAAGCCAAATGACACTAACTGAAATCGCTCAGTACGCTGGCGAGAAGGTTGGCAAGACCGACTCGGATACGCTTACCTTCTTGCAGAAGGCTGCAAGCCTAGCCTATCGGCGCGTATGGGACTTTGCACCTTGGCGCGAAACTGTCACCAACTCCACTTATTCGGTTGGAACAAATAGGCAGATCACGCTAGGCACGAATGTTGAGACTCCTCTCTCTGTGGCCTACAATGATGCCGAGGTTGACCCGATTGATTTGGCAACGATTGTAAGCCAAGACCCAGGCTTGCTTGACGATGCGCGGACTGGCGATCCAGATACCTACCATTTTACAGGCCGAAACAGCAGTGGTATTGCACAGCTTAACCTCTACCCAAGGCTTGCCACATCTGGCACGATTCCTTTGCGTGTTGTGGAGAAGCTAAAGTGCCTTACTAGAACTAACTACATCGTTGACTTTCCTCCGTCCACAGACGCTCTTGGTGACGAACTTCGCTTGCCTCACGTTCATCACTTGGTTCTTGCCTTGACTCACGCTGACGCACTAGAGCGTGAACGGCAGTATGCCAAGGCGCAAGCCATTACGCAGGGTGCAAACTCTGATCTTGCGGCTATGGCTAACTATGAGTTGAGCCAGGTTGGCGGCATTAAGCAGATCACTCCGCAGAGCCTTGGCGAGCTAACTATAGAAGAAATGTTTTCAGCTTAATGGAGGCATTCAAGCGTGCCTTATTATTCTGACAATTTAGATGACCTGCTTGCCATAGCAGGATCACAAAGTTTTGAAGGTGGGCAGGTTTCTGGGATTACGCCCAACCTTATTGCCGACAATCAAGCAAGCGATATTGCCAACATGACCATCAGCCCAAGCGGAAACCTTGAATCCCGCCTTGGCATTGAGTCGATGTCAACCAATGTATCTGGAGGATCAAGCATACAAGGGATGCACTATTTTGATGCGCCATCAATTGAGTCCTTGTTTGTAGCTTCCAACGGGACTGTCTTTCGATCTACTGCTTCATCCACCTTTGCCACTACTGGCGGGACTGTGATTAACCAGAGTGCTGAGGTTGACTTCTCTCAGTTTAACAACCGAATGTATTTTACCGATGGAAGCAGCAACCTTCATTTCTCAAATGGCACAACAACGTATCGGCAAGGCACAACACTAGGATCAGTATCAGTTACAAATCCAGGCACTGGGTACACATCAGCACCAGCAGTAACAGTGGCTGCTCCACAAATGGCTTATGGCACAACGGCATCAGCAGTTGCATCTTATGCTGCATCACAAGGAGGAATCGTTACTGGAGTAACAGTTACCAATGGTGGTTCTGGATATACATCTGCACCAACCATAACCATAGCACCACCATCATCTGGAACGGCAGCCACAGCAAATGGAGTCCTGTCAACTTCTTCAGCCCCATCTGGTCTTCGCCTAATTCGCCAGTTTACTAATCGCTTGTTTGCTATTGGAACTGGAGATAATCGCAACACGCTTTACGCATCCGACATTCTTGATGCAGAGATTTGGAAGGCAACCAACAGCATCATTGTTGGCGGTGATGATGGTGAGGACATTGTAGCCATACAGCCTTTCTACGATTACGAAATACTTGTCTTCAAGCCAAACAAGATTTACTTGGTAACTGCCGACCCAACCCAAACAACTGCGGCTGGCTGGACGGTGCGACTACTTAACGACAGGATTGGATGCGCTTCAGGAAGATCGGTTAACTTTGTTAATAAGGATGTGTTCTTCTTGGCCAATGACGGAATTAGGTCCGTAGCCAGATCGGTTGCGGACGACTTTTATATTGTTGGAACTCCGATCAGCGAGCCTGTCAAGAATATCATTGCAAGGATCAATAAGAATTATGTTACCACCTGCAATGCCGCGTTCTACAATAACAGATATTATCTTGCCATACCACTCGACACCGCAATCACTCCAAACTATATCCTTGTCTATAACGCCCTGTTCAATGCGTTTGAGGGGTTATGGAGCATTGCGGCCTCAAGGATGGTGATTACAAACTTCTCCACAGGATTTGCAACCAATGCGCTAAAGCTTGCGATTGGGAGTCCGACAAGCAGGGTTGGTCATTATCTTGGCTACAAGGATGCTGATTCTGCTGATGCAACATCAGATTATGTGGATTATGTATCTACAGGAAGTTATACAAGTTCTGTGACATCCAAGGCTTATGAGTTTGATGATCGTGTCGCGCAGAAGTTTGGTTCGCACTAT